TCGCACCGGTGCATCAAGGCACTAGAGCAACCTTTAAACCGGCATGGCGCAGAGGAAGCGCGCGGGGCTCATAACTCCGAGGTCACTCGATCGAAACGAGTTGCCGGTATCCAATCCATCACATCGCACCGGTGCATCAAGGCACTAGAGCACCCTTTAAACCGGCATGGCGCAGCGGCAGCGCGCGCGGCTCATAACCGCGAGGACACAGGATCGAAACCTGTTGCCGGTATCCAATCCATCACATCGCACCGGTGCATCAAGGCACTAGAGCAACCTTTAAACCGGCATGGCGCAGAGGAAGCGCGCGGGGCTCATAACTCCGAGGTCACTCGATCGAAACGAGTTGCCGGTATCCATAAAGGGAACATATGGTGCCAAGCATTGCGCCCCTTTGACCCCTCCCTTCAAATAGGGCAAGGGGTCAGAGGGGACAGCATGTCCCCTACATCACATCGCATCGGTGCATCAAGGCACTAGAGCACCCTTCATCCCCTGTAGCTCAGCGGCAGAGCGTCTACAACACCGTCGTCTACTCAACAAGACTTGTAAAAGTCCGAATTTGAAGATGGTTATCGCCTTATAAGCGGAAGGTCACAGGATCGAAACCTGTCAGGGGAATTCATTACTTCAGCAGCTTTACAGAAGCTGCTCGTCATAGCTAAGCGACGTACGTACGTAAAAACATAGCGCACCAGAACCACTCTCACGGCGGGCAGCTTATCGTCGAACACAGTCAAAAGACACTCACAATGTCCGAAAGTTTGATGGTTATCTCTTTCTCATTAAAAGGCAGGCACAGGATCGATACCTGTGGGTGGTATTCAACGGGGATGGCGCAGAGGAAGCGCGCGGGGCTGATAACTCCGAGGTCCTAGGTTCAAGCCCTAGTCCCCGTATTTCGTTTTTTAGTCGTTACATTATTACTATTTCTTGTTATATTTTTGAATGAACCGATACAAGACATAGAGAGAAAATATACTTATGCAAGCATAAAATGCTTTTACATATAAATCGTCTGGTAATTTTGAAAAATCTTGCATGATCGTTTTTTCCACATTTTTTTTGTTTTTATTTTTCCGATATTTTTTTATATTTGGAATTGTTGAATACTTATATTTACATTTGGATTTTTGTTTTGATGAAGATGACGACGACGTTGACGATGACGAGTCAGAATCATAATCATACCTTGAATTTACAAACGTTTCTGAGCATCTTTGTGATGGGTCTGCTGGATTTGTTTTACCGGGAAATGTACACGGGTCCATATTTATCACATCGGCAACTGCGACATACTTGGTTTCGGTCCCATTATTATCCTGTCCTGTGTCATTAAAATTTGAATCAGTGACAGGAGTCACTGTATCTAAGGTTATTGACATGCACGGCGGTTCTCCACCCATCATAAATGACTTGAAAACACCAAGCGGATTTAATTTACCTAAATTGCCTAGCGTTCCAGGAATTAGCCCTTCAAAATGTGTAAAGTTGGTTCCGCCTAGACCTGATGATATAAATGGAATATTTCCATTTGGAATATTATTGATATAAATGTGTCGGTCGACTAATTTATTTGATGCAACATCTGTGCATTGACCGCCTGTTTTTAAAAAGAACTTATCACCTAAAGGACCGCCTGTAGTAGAACCGCCCTTTCCAGTGACAAGAACTTCAACATAATTAATCAATCCACCAATGTTGTTGGCAAGTGCGCCGAAATTTCCATCATCTGACATGCCCATATCGGATGGTTTCAAAATGCGTTTCCAATACAAGTACTCAGGACCCAGCAAACTCTGCTCCATCCCTTTCATATCCGTCATTATATCTGAAAAAAAATTCGACATTACAATAAATAATTAATTGAATAGTGAATGAATTTAACTTTGTTATATATATAATATAATTATTTAAATAAAATAGTATTAATATAATAAAAAAATATTTATAAAAATAAATGGTGGAAGCGAAGAAACAGAAATGAAACTTTTGAATCAGAGTGAAACAACACAAACAACACAAACAACACAAACAACACAAAAATTAGATGCAGGCGCATTGAGGGAATTAAAGGCAACTTTGAAAACGGGAGACCTTTTGGTCTGCGACGACTTGCAACATAATTCATGGGGAATATTTAGCTGGTTTATTAAATTTATGACTCAAAGTGATTATTCTCACGTTGGAATTGTTGTAGTTGACCCGGTTATGACAAACCCAAAATTGAAAGGTGTTTACGTTTGGACATCGGGTATATCAGACACACCCGACCCAGAAGATAATAAAAAAAAATTCGGTGTTCAATTTGTTGAGTTTGACGAGTTTTTGAACACATATGAGGGAAAAATTTATCTTAGACGTTTGAAATGTGAATCGCAAGAGCAGTATCACAAACTGTTCAACATTAACACATTACAAGAAATTCACAAAGTCGTATATGATAAGCCGTACGATATCGTGGTAACTGACTGGATAGAGGCGTATTGCAAGAAGGATGCAAATCCGCAAAAAACGTCGCGATTTTGGTGCAGCGCATTAATTGGATACATATACACCAAGTTGACGCTTTTTGACAACGGTTTAGATTGGAGCATATTGACACCGAGTTACTTTTCGAGCGAAAATAAAACATTTAAAATGTTGCACAATGTGAAACTTGAAAAAGAGTATCAAATTTGGGGTTGATGACTTACGAAAAATATGTTTAATATTATTTTAATTTATTTATTTATTTATAAAATTGATTATTTTATATATGAATAATAAAATAATCAATACAATCAAATCAACTTGTAAACATGTCAAAGCCACAACAACAGTCACATCAAGATTGGGAACCCGTTGTTTTTAATAAAAAACCAGCAGCAGCAGCAAAATCGTTGAATGTACCGGCAACAACTTCATCATCGTTGGGATCCGTTGGAATTTATGCAGCCGCATCGGACGATGATGTTAAAAAAACAAAATATGTTTCAAAAAATACTTCTTTGGCTATTAGTGTTGCAAGATGCGAAAAAAAAATGACACAAAAGGAACTAGCACAAAAATGCAATTTTGATGTTTCAATTATTTCTGAGATTGAAAGAGGAACGTGCGTCTATAATGCGACACACGTGAATAAAATACAAAGTGTTCTGGGAGTAAAAATACCGAGAAGTTGATTATAATAAACAAATAAATAACTTTAAAATTAATTATAAAAATATAAATATATATAAATATATTATACTAATATTGATATTGATATTGATATGGAAAAAACGTTTGCAATTATTACACCTATATTATATGAGCATACATATATAAATTATTTTATAGAATATCATTTGAAATTAGGATTTGACAAAATATATTTTTTAATTGATAATTTTACCTGTGAACAAGATGAATATATTATAAATAATCAATCTCTGGTTGATAAAGTTAAATTTTATTATACTAAAGACTTAGTTAGTCGCGAAGAACAATTACAATATGTAAATCATGATAAAACACATATAGTTCATCGTGCTCTACAGAATGTCTACAAATATGTGATAGAAGACTATACAATACTATTAGGAGTTGATTCATTTTTGTGTTTAGATAATTTAACAATTAAAGAATTTTGTGATAAATATAATCTTATAAAACTCGATGTTTCACAAATAATGTTTAAATGGATAGTTTTAGTAAATTTTGATTATAAAAGTAATTATAGTTTACTAAAAGATATTCATGATAAGCAAAATATACATAAAATGTATAATCCAACTTATTTTACTTTAGGTAATAGACATAAAGTTATTCATCCTAGTAATGATAGTCATCATTATGTTATTAAAAATGAAAACGATACAATATGGTGTAATAATGAAATTTATAAAATAAATAATACTCATAATTTTTATAATATTGTTGACATGATGGAAAACAATCGTGTAAGAATTGGGTGTATATATCATTTTATGGTGAGAGATATGTTAGATGCAATAATAAAAACTTATTATTTTTGGAACAAATCATCAACAGTTGTAAAAGAGTCAATTTTAAAATTTATATCAACTAACTCAAATGATTTTAGTGACAGATTTTCATATTTTTATATGGGAACTGATAACCATTTAATAATTAATCAAATAACTTTAAATGTTGATAATGAAAACCAAACTTATAATAATGATAAATTAATAAATAAAATTTTAATAGATAATAACTTATCAATTGAACAATTACTCGAATGTGCAAATAAAAGAGGATTTAAAATTTAATAAAAATAATGTGTCGCAATCAATACAACAACATCAAGATTGGGAAACCCGTTATCAAACCAGCAGCAACAAAATCAGTTAAAATGTAAAATTATGTTTTTTTATCTGATTTGAACACGATGATTATCGAAAATAAACCTATATAAAGCTTTATTAATATTTTGTATACATACAACAAGTTATGAGGAATATAACTTTACTAAAAATGCTCAAAGACACATCATCATCTACGAAAAAAAAAGCAAATCCGAAACACACTGGTAACGACAGTGGTGACAGTGACAATGATGACGATGAATCAAAGATTGTTCGGGAAAATAATCATGTATACTTTTATAGCGAAGTTTCTCGCGAATCTATATTCAAATTAAATATCCTTTTGAGAGAAGCAGAAAAGTTTGTTCATACAATGTCGTTTGATTTAAATGTGAAGAATATTCCTATTTACCTTCACATTAACTCATTTGGTGGTTCGCTTTACGATGCGTATGCCGCAGTGGATGCGATAAAAAATTTGCGTGTTCCCGTTTATTCCATCATCGAAGGCTGCGCTGCATCTGCAGGAACTATCATTAGCGTGGTTTGCACTAAGCGATTTATAGGTAAGAATGCTCACATGCTTATTCATCAATTAAGTAGTAGTATGTGGGGGAAAATGAGCGAAATTGAAGATGAATATAAACATTTGAATGAATTGATGAAACAAATTAAACGACTATATGGTGAATACACAAAAATATCAAAAAAAGAATTGACCGAATTATTAAAACACGATATTTGGCTTACTCCGCAGACATGCATTCAATATGGATTGGTTGATGCTATTTATGATTCTTCGTTATGAAAACATAATTAATATACAATAAATACAATTATATAATGTTGAAAAAATAGTATTAGAAAAATATTACATATATTATGTAAATTATAGTAACATGGATAAAAGTGAAATTTCGGAATTATTTCATTCACAGTTGGAAGCCATTTTCAAAACTTTTAATTATGATGCCGCTTTTTTGAAATGCCTCAATGTGAATAATAAGGAAATTATTGTAAATTTTCCAGTTGTATTAGATGATAATCGGGTTGAAATATTTACCGGGTATCGTGTTCAACATAATAATTGGTTGGGTCCGTATAAAGGCGGATTGCGTTTTAGCGAAGAGGTCCACATGGAAGAGTGTAAAGCGCTGGCATTTTGGATGACAATAAAATGCGCGCTTCACAAGTTACCGTTTGGCGGGGCAAAGGGAGGTATCATGTATAATCCAAGAAAATATTCAGAAGATGAAAATAGGAATATTTCGAAAGCATTTTGTGCCGCTATTTATACAAACATTGGTCCGACTCTTGATATACCGGCGCCGGACATCGGAACGTCGAGTCAAACAATGGACTGGATGGTTTCAAAATATCAAGAGTTGAGTAATGACGTGAAAAAATTAAATCTAGGCTGTTTCACGGGTAAAAGTATAGATTGCGGAGGGTCACTGGGACGAAACCATTCTACCGGATTGGGCGTTGCATTAACAATTGATTATTGGAATAAACATCATAAGAATTTTATTGATGCTCCGCTGAAAACATATATTGTGCAAGGTTTCGGAAATGTTGGCATTTGGACGATGCATTTTTTGAACAAGTTTGGTTACACGTGCTTGGCAGTTGGCGACCACACGGGGTATTATAAGTTTAATGAAGCGTGTGGTGGCATTGACATTGAATTGTTGAAAAAATACAACGCTGATAATCGAGGATTATATAATTTGGAGACTTCGCCTCTGTTCAAATGTGTGGATAAAATAAGCGAACAAGATTTTTGGAAAATGAAATGTGACATTATAGTTCCAGCCGCAAAAGAGCTTCAAATAACAAAAGATATTGCCCAAAATATCGATTTTCGTTGCAGGCTTGTTGCAGAAGGTGCAAATGGACCGACAACTGCCGATGCCGACGCATTGCTGTTTGAAAGAAATATTGAGGTAATACCTGACGTGCTGTGCAACAGCGGAGGTGTGGTTGTGAGTTATTTTGAATGGGTGCAAAATAACTCAAATGATCATTGGAGCTTAGATTTAGTTGAAGAACGGTTGACAACAATGCTTTATACTACTTGTAATAATTTATTTGTTTTAAAGGATCAGTATAAACAAGATAAATACAGTAATAGAACGTTGGCTTATAAAATATCAGTCGATAATTTGTTTTATAATAAAAAATAATTTGTTTCGAATGTTTTGAATCGGTTAATTTCCCGTGCTACCAAATCCTCCTGCTCCTCTTTCTGTTTTTACCAACTCTTCGACTTCTTGCAATTCATTTGTGAATATTCTCTCAAAAATCAATTGTGCAATTCTGTCGCCTGCTTTTATTGTAAAATCGTATGCCCCATGATTAAATAGAATAACTTTTATTTCGCCCGTATAGTCGCTGTCAACGACTCCGGCGCCAACCTGTATTCCATATTTGAATGTTAACCCGCTTCTCGGTGCAATTCTTGCATAACAGTCTTTTGGCACCATGATGGAAATGCCGGTGGAAATGGCGCACCATTTTCCAGGCGGAACGGTTGCATCAACGGATGAACTAATGTCCAATCCAGCGCTGCCTTCGGTGGCTCTTTTAGGTACAACTGCGTGCGGAACTAGTTTTTTCACTTGAAACATTTTGAAAGCGAATGAATTATATAAAGTTAATTATATAAAAGTATATAAATTTATATTTATACTTTTATATACCATATATTTTATATATATATAGTTTTCTAGAATGGCATTGATTGTTGCGAGTTTATTACAAAGGGATGCGGTGTTGCGCTCCATCGGTGCTACAAATTCAAAAATATATGAAGTTTTATCAGAATACATGTGTGGAGAGACATACATTAAATCAAAGATTGAAAAATTGGATATTATTTATAAATTAGAAGTAATCGAAAGTTACATTTCGGAACTACCAGAAACGCTTCATGAAAAAACAAGTATACATAAAGCGTTGACGGGCATTCATGACATGTGCACGAAATTGCATAATGAATTGGATGCGATTTTGAAAAAGATAAAGACGCACAATGAAAAATATTTTTATTACTTGAGAACATTTGATATTTCAACAGATTTATTGAACCTTGAAACACATGTATATAATTTAAATCACAGATTCAAAATGTTTTTAGGATTGATGAATGCAAATGGCGCCGTGTGCGGAAATTGAAAATATTACATATTAAACATATCAATATACTGTCTGTTTACGCGACTTGTAGAATTTGTTTTTGCTACCAACTCAGTGACTATCGTGTCGGACATATCTATATATGAGAACATGTGTGATGTAAAAAATCAATATTAAATTACAATGAATCCGGCATCTATAAGCTCGCTTATTGTGTATCCCGCAGCCACAAGCTCGGCGTAACTGAAATGAATGTCCTTCAGCTGCTTCGCAGTAAAACCATTTTCCTTCAATAGTTGTGTAAGTGTAATAAAATATGTTGAATGATTGTGGTTTTTTAATATCTCAGAAATAGTCGGAGGAACAGGCAGTTTATTACCGAAAGTAATAGAATAAAGTTCATTTACGTGTTGATATCCCATTACTTCTGGAGGCAACATGGTGACAATGTCATAACCATCATTCGGTATGCGCCAGCTACTTGGTTTTCCATTAATTAATATTTTAGAATTAAAAGTTTTTACAAAATCCACATCACCTACTCTGGAACTCGCAAAGTTATAAGTTATTACCGATTTGAATCCAGGAATATTTGCTAATATATCACAAGTATTCAACACACACATAGCTCCTCCTAAACTGTGACCAGTTATCCAAACTCTTTTTTTATGTTTGTCTGTTAAACCATGAAGATAATTTTTTACGGCATTCTGTGGAGATGGGTGAGCGGCACTGTCACTGGTGTAGAGCGTAAAAAAACCTTTATGCACCATTTCGTTTTGCGGCGATGGTAGAAAAGAACACGGTACTTGCTCAAATGTAGCATCTTGTATCCATTCGTAAATAGTCTTAGTTCCGCGCCAAGATATATAAACGTCGTCGGATGAAATGCTTTCGGTAATAAAACCCATTGGAATAGGTATTGAAATGGGACCAGTGTTAGATTCACCATATGCGCTGTCCACTTTTTCAGATGGTGCATAAATAACTGTTATAGGATTCTTGTAAAAATATTTATCAAAAGGGGCAGGTATTTCCCATATCTTACCATCCTTGAATTGATCATACAATTCATAAGAAAAATTAGACAATCTCATCAGTTCTGCTGCTCTTACCAAGTCGAATTTTGAAGTGTCCAATTCAACCGATATTTTTTCTGGAATTTTTGTGACGGCTTTATACGCATTACGTTGTTTGTGTCTTGTTAAACTTGTATTTCCTCTAACTAAAAATAAACGATTCTCGGGCAATGGTGGCATTTATAATGCTTTATATTTTACACATTTATTATTAATTTTTACTAAAATTTTAATAAAAATTAATAGTTAATAAATAAAATGTATTAAAAACCATATTTTTTCTCTAAATAAAATAAGAATAACTCTGAATGTAAGTTACGCGAATTATGACGAAATAATAGAAATAACCCCCACTGAATATTGAAGCGTATATCCGCTTAATAACCCAGCAAAATTTAACAAACTTGCACTTTGAAACCCCCAATCAAGTTTAATGCCTGGTGTAATAGATATTGCTTGAATTTGGGGGGTTTCTGTTTTTTCAACAAAGCAACCTTCCACAAGTGTGAAAGCAGATCGCACAGTAGGCGGTTGATAAAGTTGAGTTTGGAGTGGAGATTGCGGATCCGTTGAAAAAACTGGTCGTCCCGCTGTTGTAATATTGATTTGTACGGGGTGGTTTGCACCGTCTTCGTATACTGAGTATAAATAACACTCTCCTCCTGTAATGATTGTATTTACACCTAGACTTCCGCCTAGAGTAAATGTAACATTCGTTTGCGATCCTGCTATTGCAGTGTCTGGCGCTATATTTATAAGTGTGGATAATGTAGTATATGCGGCGTTGCTTGTAAATGTAGTTATTGAAATCGTTACATCATTTCCATTGATACCTGTAATTTCACCAGTTATACTATCTTTCACTGAGTAGAATATGAATATGCTATCGTTTATTTTATACAATGACCCATTATTTGTAGTAAATACTTTTGTCTCTCCGATTTTAAGATTTCGCCAATCATAAACGGTTGTGGTTGTTGGCGTTGTTATAACACCTGGAATATTTATAATATCAATTCCTGATAATGCAATTGTATATAATGCTGTGCAATATTCAGAATTAATAAAAAATGACATTGGCATATAAAAATAACCATTATCTCCAAATGTATTTGACCATGAATTTCTTATTCTTATATAATAGTTACCACTACTGCTTTTATTCGTATAACCTATTGCAACGACCGCATGAGTGGAAAGCGGGATATTATTTTGTGTTTGAGATTTGTCCGTGTATTGTAAAACATTATTTAATCCATCTTGTGTTACTAAACCAATTCCGATATTATTTAAATCATAGTTAATTATTGTCATACTAACAGTAACAGGATATCCTTGGTTCAATACTGAAATAATTACACTTGGTTCTTGTGGAACTGTAACAATTTTAAAATTATTTTTTTTTTGTATAGACCAATATGGATTGATGCTTGCATTAAAAGCAGTTGCTTTACTATCCAACTCATTCTTCGTTAAATTATCAATTATTGATCGATCAACAGGTTCATTAAATGCAGTGGTAGTCGTATTTATTATTGTATCTGAAAAATTATCGCTAAACTGCTTGAATGTAAACCCTACATTATTTATTGGTTCAATATCAGGAGGTCCTCCTAATAACGGAACACACCCCCATGTTTGTAATCCTACTAAAGCGCTTATAATCCATGTTCCTGTCAACTTTTCTGGTGGAGATGGAATGAGTGTGGTTTTAATATTGTAGTCATAAGAACCAAGTGGCGTGTAATATGCCGACCACATTACAAATAAACGACTAAAATAACTATATTGATCATCATAACCGTCACGAAAAAGACTATTATAAAAATTTAACCATATATGCTCTCCTGTTATTAAAGTAAGAGGACGAAGTGTACTGTTAAATGCCGGACCGTTGGAGAATACATTATACACGCATTGTGCATCTGAATCACATTGTGCAAACTCTGTAAAATCTACACCTTTAAATAACATAATGTATGTATAAAGAAAACAACTTGCATGAGCAGCACAACTAGCTGTTTGACGCTGATTCCATATATCAATACGAGAATCTATTGTAAATTCTATTTGTTGTACATCATTTTGGTTTACATTATGTGGTAATAACAAATCTGCTGAATAACTTGTCAAACTAATGTTATGATGATAGTGTTTTTTTTCTATTTCAAAATGACCCCTGTCTAAAACGGGTGGCCAAACAAGTTTCTTTATTGGATTATCAGAAACTTCCTTGTTATAACTTTGTTTTACTGGAATTTTTCTCACGGATTCACGTTGTTTGTGTCTTGTTAAACTTGTATTTCCTCTAACTAAAAATAAACGATTCTCGGGCAATGGATATGGCATTTAAATACTTATATTTTACACATTTATTATTAATTTTTAGTAAAATAAATAATAGTAAATAATTATGATAATTTATTTAAACATATATAGAAATATAAATATAAATATACGCGCCGCAATATATTTATATTTATTTCATTTGCATGATAAATCAGGACGAAGTTGCGACACATCCATATGATGGCGTCGACATTGCGGAAGCTGTCAACATGGTTACAACGCTGTATAATAAATACACGAATTTGCCAAATGTTCAACAAAAGTTGATTCATCACATTATGGATGCGTTACCGACAATTCTTGAAAATACTGTTCAACAGTGTAAACAGAGAGAAGAGAGAAAAAAGTCACTAGAAGAAAAATCGGATGAATTTATTGAAGAATTTCTTGCAAAAACACGATATTTTTATAATTCTGGAACCGAATTATTTTTTATTTATTCCGATGATAAAACATACGAAGTTATAAAAGAGGACAATATTCAACATTCAATTTTAACAACGATTACGGCAAGTCACAAAGACTTGTTGCCGTGGAAGTACAAAATAAAAATACAAATTATAAAACGAATTCGAGAGAATAATAATATACTAAAATCGATACCAGAGTCTGAAACTATTCAAAATGTTATACGGTTTCTCACACCTGCATTATTTTACAATAAAGATGCAGTGAAATATTTTCTTACAGTGGTGGGGGACATTCTACATAAAAAAAACTCACTTCATTATTTTATTAATTCAAAAACTTTTATTCCATTTATAAAAGAATTAAATCAGGAATGTTATAAATATTTTGGAATAAATTTATTAACGCATTTCAAGTTTAAATATTATGAACACGCAAACGAAGATTGTCGACTTGTAAATGTCTGCGAACTATCAAATGCTTACAATGATTATTTTAAATCGCATATTATTCCTCACATTATTGATTTATTTTGCGTCGCATCTCATTACTCGACGCGATATGTGTCTGCCGATTTGTTTTTGGATAAGTATTGTAACGACTACTCTGTAATAAATCACGCCCTGTATTTAAAACACAATACCAACCTTGAAATAGTTGCACGTTTCATTCATGCGACCACAGAAGAGTGTCCTGGTTATAATATAACGTGTAAAAATATGTCATATTTATGGAAAATATTTATTGAAGAAGAGAATATTCCGAATATATTTTTTAATCATTCTCTCCAACAACTTTTATCAACACACTGCGAAGAGTTGAACTTGTCGTTAGATGCACTGCAGTTGCCAGATGATGTTGAAAAGACGGTTATAAAAAATAGAACAAGTAAACATTTGCCATTTGTTTGCAGTTTCATGTCATTTTGGAATACTTATATTATAGATTTTAATAATGCAGAAGCGGAAGAAGGAGCGGAAGAAGAATATGAACTAGAATTGGATGAGTTGTTGTCATTATTTAACAAATCAATTAAGCGGTCTGCAACGACGCTGTTGCACAATAATGTGACGGATAAAATGTTACTGGGGTTAATAAAACATTTTTACCCGGACATTATTATAGAAGATGACAAGTATTTGATTCACGTTGGATGCAGGTCAAACATCTGGAATAAAAGAGGGGAAATTGAGGAATTTATAAAAAAATACAAGGAATCGAAAATGGAGAGCGCAAATGCAAGTCAGTCATTGTACGCAATCTATCAGTGTTATTGCAAATACGCATTTGATAAAGAATATAATATCATTAGCAAACGATGGTTTGAAAAATATTTCATGTCGGTTTACAATTCTTATTTAATTGATACTGAAATAAATGCGAATATAATTATTTCTACAAAGTGGTTCACTATTTGATTTGTTTGAGGGGAACATGGGTTCCTCATAGGAGGGGTCAGAGGGGAACATGGGTTCCCCTGAGGGTCCCCTGTTATTTCCCATCGGTTTGGTAAACAGGGGCGCTTGATTTGGCGGTTTCTGCAGACTGTTGTTCTTTATTTTGATCTGCCAAAAATTGAGCAGCCGCTATTCGTGCTTGTTTGGGTGTTTGCACACACGGAACTGTGAGCATGTAGTTGTAACTAATCGATGTGATTAGGATTCCCGTCAGCAAATACCAAATAAAATAAGAAACAAGGTTTTTCAGCATAATGTACTTTTTAAGTTCATAAAACAATGGATCGTTGTTATCAGCTTTTTCATCATAAATTGGTTTAAGGTCGGATTTAAATAAATTCACACCAGGACTTACGCTTTTATTCCAAAAATATTTTACATTTTCATCATTAAGCGTGTTGATAATTGTAGAAGGGTCGTTAAGTATATTTTGAATGACCTTTAATGCATCTCGATTTGGCGGATTTCCAACATTTAGCAATTTTTCTGTGAAAAGTGACGACACGCCGACGACACTTGCGACAGCATAACCAATAGTATTTGAAAAGGCGGCAAGCCAACCAGGAAACATTGTGAGTAATAAATTGAGTAAGCCAAAAATAAGAATCCATGGAACAATTGTTGCAACAGCTGCGGTTCCAACATTCGAAGGACTGTTACATAATTGTTTGGCTAAATATATATTCAAAATAAATTGACTTATAAGTACTAAAATGAAATAAATAACAAATAAAGCGGTTGCCTTTTCTGGCATCATGTACTTCATTGTGAAATACAGAACTGTTAATCCAATGTAAACAAAAATGGAGGTGGCTGGGTCAATGACATCAGTAGTTGCCGCCTTTGCCTTTGAAGGTACAGACTTTGAAGATTCCGCCGCCGGCTGTGTTGTTGTTGTTTGAGAAGACATTTTTTATTTATTTAGTAATATTAAAAAAATTGCGATATATTTGTATTATCAATATATTAAATTTTATATTAATTACTGTGTATAAAATTAATATGAAATTATCTCTCGTCTTTTATAAAAATAAAAAAAATAAAAAATATACAAGTAAAACGTAAAATACGAGACACATATAAGACTTGATGAATTTTTTTAGAATGGGTCATGGTCATGGACCAGGTCAAGACGAAAAACCATTTTTAACTGAACCGGGTGTAAAATCATTTATTAGCGGTGTATTGAAAGGTTGTCATCAAATAAAATCACATCACTATAACACTGTATTCAACATATCAATGTTTGCATTATTTTCCATACTTTTAGGAGGGATTTTATATTTCAAGTACAAGGGGAAACTTACTCCTGAAGAAAAGGAAAAAAAGAAACAAGAAGAAAAACAATACATTTTAACAAAACTAAACAATGTATCTGCAACAATAAAAATGGACCGACAAAAAGGTGGTGTAACGCATGCAAGTTTAATCACAGATTTGCCTTCGTGGTAAGGGAGGGACGAGGACAAGCCCGCCTTAATTCATTTAATAATATAATATTGTATAAAATTATATAATATTGTATAAAATTATATAATATTGTGTAAAATTGAATATGGCAAGTGAATCAGAAGAATCAAATGATGAAAAAATTTTAAATTACTTCAGACTTAAACAAGATTATTTTGAAGAAAGAAAAAAAATAACTAATAATTTATACAAAAAAACAAAATTTATAGACTCCACAAATGAAAAAAAAAGGCTTTCAATCAAGGAAGAAATTTTAGAATCAGCAACCATCAAGTCTATTTTATTAAAAATGCAAAAGATAAAAAAAAGTCGTGGATTTAAACTGGGAAACATGCACAACCTTCATGATTTGATAGAAACACAATTCAAAAAGGTGGAAGAAATGAAGGAAAAAATTATAAACTTGAAACTGGATTTATTATTTAATTATAAGTCTGAAGATGAAGCTATTGCCGAAATTACTGTGAAAATTCCCGAATTCAATAAGCAGCTTGAAATATACAAAAAATATGTTTCTGATTATGAAAATGTTGTAAATAATAAAGAACGACACGTTCAGCTAATTCGCATTCGCGATGATATTCAGGCTGTATTAGTAAACATTGAAAAACAACAAGAAATTATGAATCAAAATCCGGACCCTTCGAGAAAGCTCGCAATTCTTCATAACATTCTTGAAACATACCAAACGTCTCTTCAATTCAATCCTGATTACCAAGAAGATGACAAGGACAAAACAGAAGAAGGAGAAGAGGGAGAAGCAGAAGAAGGGTCAAGGCGAAAAAAGGATACTGAAACTACAAAACAAATGAAAATAAAGTACGCAGACTGTTCATTGTATAAAGTTAGCCCGGATGATGATGAAGTGTACCTTATACAAAGCCCATACACTATTTCACAATTGGAAATTGTTATAAAAAAATAAAATAATATATATAATAATAATAATAATAAATAATAATAATTAATTATTATAGTTACAACAATAAACAATAAATAATAAACAATAAACAATGACAACAACTACTCCAAAAATAAATAATCCACAAAATTTTAGAAGTTCAAATACTTTAACGACCACGCGACAGCCGCACTATGCAACAAAAGTTGATACTGCATTCAACGTGATTCCAGGCATGCATCGTCCAAATGCAAATGGTGTTCCGCCCAATATAAATCAGGGCGATTTTATAGGACCAGATTTTAAAGCGCGCCCGCTGAAGCATTGGCGCAGACAGCTAGTTCCCACAAATCCGTCAACAGACAACTCTAGCCAAAAACGAATGGCAACAGTGAAGTTGATGGATACACCTGGTTCAACCGTATACAAAACAAATGAAGAATCCTGCGACTGCATTGAGACGGGTGGGAATTCATTTCAAATAGCAGATGCATATACGGAAAATAGTTTTAATAATGGATATAAAATTCAAAATAATGGTGCAGTATCTGTTCCAACATATTTTGTTAGCATTCCAATTATTATGGAAATCTTTCCCGACATTCCAGGAACTCCAACAATTAATGACATTATTTATAATAACAATAAACCAATAGTTCCGGATATTTTGTATGTTACCCCGATAACTCCGATTGCTCAAACTATTCCAGACCAAGAAGATAAAATAAATGTTGATGAAGGTTATGAAATAATTACCAGCGTTTATGATACGGCGTGCATTGCTTGCAATCCCGAAAATAATCGAATTAAATCGGGCATTTGCACGTTGAAACAATCCTATTATGAAACCACGTCTGGCTACTTGCAGTCTAGATGCAGAACAGCAGCTCAACGACTATCAACAACGAAAAAAGCAGACGGCGTGTATTATCCAAGTGTAAACGAGAATATTCCGTTTGAATTTTTATACCCAACGAATGAGCCGAATGGTCCACAAGTTTATCAATCGAAAAATTGTTCAAATCCTAAAACGTATAACAATAACGCGCTGAATCAGCCCGCCAACAGCTATTGCAGCACAATATATAAACCAAATAACACGCAATTTGCGCAACAAGGTGCAGTTTCGGGAAGCACGCGCCTTCAAAAACTGAAAGCAGACACGATAACAAGCAACGGGTTTTCATTTTATTCGGCATATGGAGCAACAATGGCGAATGCTGGCAATTTTCAGGGAACAAATGCGTCGAGTAATTATTTTGTAAAAAATAGAAATTATCCGCTCGACGGTTTTATACACTTGAGTAAATATCGTGAAAATAAACGGCTGGCATGCTGTGATGCTTTTTAGAGGAACTCAACCACTTTGACTTTTTTATCATCTTCGAGTAAACTAAATTGAAGTTTGTATGAGAAAAGATTATCTAAAATGTTGCTTGAATTTCCACTTTTGTGTATATTTTGCGCGTCTTGAACTGAACACCCATCTTTGATAAAAGTGACATTCGAAATCGTTCCAACGGGTCCAGGTACAGTTGTTGAGATGTTGCCAATCAAAAATTGAATATTATCATCAATAAAGTAATTCATGGATGCGTCATTATACGAGACACAACTGGCATTACAGTTTGTCGTTGTACTTTTATCATTTTTAGTCAATGAAGTATTCAAAATAATTGTGTTATTCAACCTGCCATTAATAAATACATCTAAAGCACGATTATTGTAGGCAAATCCAGTATTGGTGTTATATATTGGTTTTGTAGTTCCATCTGTTGATTTAAAAAACTGATTTTTATCTTCGTTATAATCATCATCGCCATTATAGTTTAAAATTATATTTACTGGTTCATTTATTGGTAATATAGACGTTAGTGTTGAAGTTGAATTTATAAAAAAGGTTGAATTTATTGACAATTGGCAAGTGTTGTCAATGTATAATCTAAATATTTGGTTTGATGTATTATTCATCGTCAATATGTTGAAAGTTGCATTTGCAGCAAGCGGCGGCACCCACGAATCTATATTTAACCAAAGCGATATTGCGAATGCGCCTCTATTTAATGTTTCTTTTTGCTTTTTTTTTAAATAAAAAATGAATGTATCTGTGGTGTTGTTAATAATGGGCTGCGAAGATGTTGTTATCGCAATACTTTGTTTTTGTTGCATGTAATATGAAATTAAAATATATACAACAAGAATGAAAATGACAAGTAAAATAATATAAAAGATGTCTATTTCTTTTCCATAAAATAACATTACTAGGTTTTATTTTTTTGTATATAATATAATTATAATTATAATTATAATTATAATTATAATTAATTTGAGGGAACTACGTTCCTCCCCTACGACCCCCTCCATGTAGGGGGCGACAAGCACCCCCCTACGACCCCCTCTTTCTTAAAGGGAGAGGTTAAAGGAGAACCGTAGGTTCTCTTTGGAGAGGTTAAAGGAGAACCGTAGGTTCTCTTTGGTTCTCTTTGGTTTTCTTTCTAAATGTCAAGACGAGACAATTCCACATTGTCTTTCACAAAGGCGAATCGGATTTTGTATTTATCAAAAAAGTCACTGACACCACTTCCACTTCCGCTTCCACTTCCACTAGAATAAATGTTCCAGGCTTCTTGCGGTTCAATTGATTTGTTATCATATGTTGTGGATATATAACCATCAAGAGGTCTTTTTGTTATACCCGTAACAATATTTCCAGTAGGCAAAACATAGGGAAGGTGTCTTATAGTAAAAGTGACTGCTAAACCTCCGCCGGCATTTGCACCATACTGATATAAAGTATATAAACTTGAATCGACAACAACACTAAAAAAAACACCATTGGCGGATTGAGGAAAGTGAGAATTTCCTGGAAATGTAAATGTGACGGGTTCTGCAGCGACTGGTATAACACTTGGGGCGGAGGTTCCTATAAGTCTATACGATATGAGCTCTCCTAATGGTGTGGCGTTGTAGTAATAAACTTCAACATACGCCGAGCCACGACCTTTTAAAGTTGGTGCTGACATGACAACAGTTATTTTCGGTTCAACAACTCCGGTGTATCCGGTTAAGGTTGCGCCGCCTGTTTTATACGCTAGAGTAAATGGAATATTTTGTGTAGAGACTATTTCTACTAGTTTTAATGGAAATATAATAACTGTTTTAACAAGCTTGCCGTTGATGTAAAAATCCGCCGAGTTTCCATTAATTACGGTTACAATAATTGATACCCATGTTTGAAGCGGCACTTCATGTATTGGTACTCTATAACTTCCTTGTCCGATGAGAATGTTTAAATTATTAGCGACTGTGTCTAAAATTAACATAAATATCTCTTCTACTTTTAGTTGTGGTGTAAGAGCCGTCCACACTATAGGGTGTCCGGTAACAGCAGTAGGTTTGTAAATATTATTTATATAAATCCAAGTTGAAAATGTAAATGAATTAGTTGGGGAGGAGACAACAGGTAGCAAAGTTTGAGTATTTAATTTTGTTATACCACTCGAAACTTTTGATGAAGAAAAAGAAGAAGAAGAAGAAGATATCATGCTCAAAATAAAATAACCAACTACAATTAAAAGTATTACTATAATAAGCGTCATCCAAGAAATATCCATTAGTGTTGTTATTTCTGTATTTGTATTTGTATTTGTATTATGAAATGAAACTACTTGTGTAATATATGTTGATAATAATTGATAATAAGTAAATACAAATAATATATTAATTATTTGTATTTTATTTTGAGGATAAAATTTTCTTCTTGTTTGAGGGAACTACGTTCCCCTATACCCCCTCCCATGTAGGGGGCGACAAGCACCCCCCTACGATCCCCTCCTTCTTAAAGGGAGAGGTTAAAGGAGAACCGTAGGTTCTCTTTGGTTCTCTTTGGTTCTCTTTCTAAATGTCAAGACGAGACAATTCCACATTGTCTTTCACAAAGGCGAATCGGATTTTGTATTTATTGAAAAAGTCGTCTCCACCTCCACCTCCAAATCCGCTAGAATAAATGTTCCAGGCATCTTGCGGTCCAATTGATTTGGTATCTAATGTTGTGGATATATAACCAGTCGACGTACCAGCCGCACCTCCCACAATAACATCTCCAGCAAGCAAAGTATAGACACCATTTAAAGCAAATGTTTTAACAAGCTTGCCGTTGACATAAACATCCACCGAGTTTCCATTATTTACAGATACAATGATTGATGCCCACGTCTGAAGCGGAACTATATTGCTTATTGTGACTGGGCTCGTAGCAGGCGTAGTTGTAAATGCAAGGGTTAAGTCATTAGTAACGGTTCCTAAAGTTAAAGCAAAGGTGGGTGTTGCACTAGGTGTCTTTATAAGATTATTACCACCATTGACCCAAGTATTTATAGCAATCCAAGTTGAAAATGTAAATGAGTTAGTTGAGGAGGTTGCGACGATCGTAGTCGGAGTGACTAATTTTGTGGTACCAGTCGAAATGTTTGAAGAAGAAGATAACGCTCTCCAAAGAATATAACCAATTATAATTAGAAGTATTACTATAATAACTGTAGTCCAATTCATTATTATTTTTTTTGTATTATGAATGAAATCACCTATATATATAATGTGTATTAGATATTAATATTAATATAATAATTATTTTTTTTAATAATAATTATTATTTTTTTTAATAATAATTATTATTTTTTTGAGGAGAACTCTTTATCTGCTTCTTTGTTGAATTCATTTTTATAAATTATATAATTAACAAAGAGAACAAGAGATGGAGAGAATAGAAATATTCCTAAAATATTCAAAATATTCAAAAGAATATTATTAAAATGTTAAAAGTTTGGAGATGTCGGTGGATTCAGGTATTTATGTGTGTTGTATATCCACGATATTGCATCACTTCCTAAAACACTTTGATAATAGACAACGTTGCATGCTTGTCCATATATTCCCTTATTTGTTCCCACAGTTAAACTTGTTATAAGTGGGGGAAACACTTTTGGCACAGAAGTTTCCAAATTATTATTTAGAAACACGTCCATCGTGCCATAATTATTGAAGTTTATAAATAAATGGTTCCATCTTTGCAAAGGAATTTGGCTTTTTGGTTGAAAATCTTTTGAAATTGTACTACCATTAACAATCATAAATAATACATTATTACTTGCATCATAATTTATAGTTGGGGCTCCTGAAAAGTCAAGTATACTTACGCCATCAGGTGTTGTATAACTTGAATTTGTGTTTTTAGGTTGAGGGTGAATATAAAACCATGCAGATAATCCATAATTATAAGTTGGCTGGTTTGTTTTAACCCTGTCTGCTAGAGTTGGTGTCAAAGATAATGTCTGGTTATTATTTGAATCTGTAGTTGTAACTTGCAACGTTTTTTTTTTATTAAGAGGCAACACGCTATCCAGTATTATTTCGCCATTGTGATTAATGACTGCATCAAACACTTTTGGAAGAACGAACAGTAATGCAATCAGTATGATTTCAATAACAAGGATAATAAAATAAGTCCATTGTGTTTGTGCTAGTTTCAATTCAGTCTTAAAAAATTCAACGGCGTTTAAAAACAAACAAGGTATATAAATGAGTGTTTCGAAAAGTAAACCAGACCAGGATGGCGGTCCGGTTATATAACCAGGTGCTTCTGCACCAATGAACTTGACAATCATGGCAAAAATACCAACAAGTATTGCGATATTTATGGCAAATAATACCGTGTTTGCAATCATGGGAACATTATTATAAACATGCAAAATTGCAAGAATTATTCCAAGAACAATTCCGATTAGTGTCGTGTATTTCAAAAACGATTTTATAAAAGGCACAAATTCTTCAAATCCCATAACAAGCAATGATAAAAGCGCAAATCCGATGAATAAGAATATGCACAAGAAAATTGATTTATTATCAGATACAATTTGGTACGGTTGTTTAGTGTAAATATAGACAACTAGAGCTAAATACATGAGAAAAATTATAAACATTGATTTTGAAACAAGTTGCACTAAAAATCCCTTTACGAAATAGTCGCATAAGAAGTTGGTGATTTTTGTGATAGAGTTCCACGCATCTGTTACAGATGATATTGACATGCCGCTAAAAAAGTTATTGATGGATTCGGTTACATTTACACTTTTTACGACCACAATGTAGAGCAAATGAAGCAGTAACAAACCGACAATTACAGACATTATAATTCCTGCAAGCTTATTTACAAAAAAAAGTAAACCAGACACGGACACTAATAGGAATATGATTACATAAATGGTTGGTATATTCAGTATAAAGCGCAAGATGGCTGCAAATGCGAATATTAAAATTAGAAAGACAGAAAACAACCATTCATTTCCAACGAATCTATGAATATAACCATATGAAATTCCAGAAATTATTAAAATAATTATTAAAAGTATTACGTATTTATTTTGTGAATTTTGTGAAATCTTTTGTATTATTTGTGATGTAGCTGTAGTTCCGTCTGTTCTTATTTTCGAATATAAATTTTTAACTGATGACATTTATTTATATGAAATATGAATTATAAATAGAAAAGTATTATATTAATATAATTATATATATAATTATAATTATAATTATTATTATTAAATAACTAAAGACTCTCTCTCTCTCTTTCTCCTCCCATTATCAATATCCCATAAGTTTGTTTATAACCATGCCAACGACAATACCGAGAGATAAATTCCCGGAGAGAAACCCGACCGCGATCGTTATCAGGGTAACGAACCAGTGCTTATCAAACGCTTGCGGCGTAAATAGTGCAGTCCAGTCACCGGTTTTATAAACGACCAGCAACATAATTCCTACAATTGCGGCAATTGGAATTTCATTTACCGCCGGGGCTAGAAACATTGTGAGGATGATAAAAAGAACGCTAGTGATGATGGATGAAAATTGGGTCGTTGATCCATTATCCGTATTGAGCCTGGTCTGCCCGACCAAAACGCACCCACCAAACCCTCCTCCGAAACCAGAAACAATGTTGGCAATACCCTGCGACAACGATTCCTTGAACGGGTTTGCTTTTATGTGGAGATGGTCTTCCACACCTTTCAGCGCAATCAGCGACTCCATTAGCCCGGCAAATGCCATGGATAGAGAGAATGGCGCCATTTTCATAAAATTAGACGGTGATGTCCACTCTGCTTTTGGGATTTGAAATGACGGTAGGCTCGGTGTCATTACTCCCAGATCTTTCACACGAACCAGGTCGTAATATTTATAAAATGCAAAGATAAACGCGGTAATTGCAAACATCGCCATAAGTCCGCCTGGAATGTGGATAACATTGGTATCTTTTTTGGTTAACTGTATATTAAAAGAAAGCACTCCGTATACCGCAATACCCAGCGAAACAAGTGTGAATAAAATAGTGTTCGCCATTTTAATACCCGTGAAAAATTCATGATCCTTCGTCTTGAAATTTTCGAGCTGATGGACCGCAATTAGTCCAGCCAATGCCACCAGGAACCCGGACATGATATTTTTTGGAATTTTGGACAGGTATTTGTATAACCCGGTAACGGTTGCCAGAATTTGAAATATTCCACCCAAAATGACGGTTGGGATGATGAACTCTGCGCCAAGCAATGTTTTCACGCCCACAATGGATGTTGCAACTGCTGCAGTTGATCCCGAAATGAGGGTTGGACATCCTCCGATAATCGAGGTAATAAACGAAATAATCATCGTATTGTGGATTCCCGTCATGGGTGGAAGTCCGAGAATGGATGCGAACGCGATCGATTCCGGGATTAAAAGTAGGGCGATCGTAAGACCTGAAAAAAACTCATTAATCACATGGGTGGGATTTATAGACGACGATAAATTTGTTTCAAAATTCATTTTTTATACGGGACAATGTATTATATATTATAACTATTAATAAATTATGAATAATAAAAATATTATGATTTAATATAATTATATATAATAAAAATCAAATAACCAATAAAAAGGACCGATAATATTACATCTAAAGTCAAAATATATGTATCAGCGTCAGGTTCGCCCCTATATAAGCCGCCCGTAAAATAAATAGATAATATAAATGTTGTTATGATTGCTGCATGTAACAGTTTTGTAGACAAGGGTTGATTAAATATATACATTATCAGTTTTATGAATTTGTTTATAAAATTTATCATGGGCTGTGTTTCTTTAAAAAATAATAAAACAAGCATGAATAGTCCAATTCCTGTAAATGTTGCATTTACAGCATAACCTTGTTCATCTAAGAATTCTTTGTCATGTCGAAAAAATACAATGATGAATGAAATCCACATGAGTAAATAAGTAAATATTGAAAATATACTGAGCGGCGATGTTGGGTCGATTGTTAAAATTCTCGGTAAAAATTGAATATATTTTTTACCTCCCACCAAATCTTTTGTTGATAACCAAATAAATAATCCGGTTATTAAAATAAAACCTAGAAATGTTGCATTGGCGGCATACGTCCAACAAATAGTATCTGAAATATTTTTGTCACAACCTTCGCGTAAAGTATTTAAATAATAACTATAGGATCCAATAAATAGCAAAACTATGCTAATTAAAATTGCCCAACCTACAGGTTGACTATTGATTGAATAAAATGTGATTACTCCCGCTAAAACGGGAATGAATCCGGTCATAACGCCTGCAAAATTTCTGGAAAGTTGACTGTGTTCTGTATTTTCGGCTATATCAATTTGTGCTGTTATTAACCAATAAATGACACCAATCCATATTATATATGTAACTATTGGAAGAAAATATCTTCGTAATAATGTTGTTAAACTATAATTTGTTATGTTTAAATCAAACCCTCTGTTATACAAGTAGGTCAATACGATTGCAAGTAACCATGCACCACTAAATACACCACCAATCCACTTGTCTTCTATTAAATATAAAAAAATATTTATAACAATGCATGCCGTTACTAGTAGAAAAAACTTCATTACTGTGGATGTTGTGGATGTTGTTGCTCCGACGGGGTTCATTGAATAAAATAAATTAAAATAAATACTATATATAATATATATTATTTATTATATAATTAAAAATAACCCCAACAAACAAACCAATGACACAATTCAATCAAAAATTTTCAAATGCTGTTTTTTTCCCGTGACAGTCTCGGCACAGTGCCACTAAATTATCCACTGCGTTGGAACCGCCATTTTCAAGGCGAATCCTATGGTCTACTTCAAACCAACTAGGCAGCTGTCGTTTGCAGTCGCCGCATTTCCACGACTGTTGAGCAGCCACAAACTTTTTCTTTGATTCACTTACACTTCGTTTAGTGGCTTTTATTCCGGAACCATTTGTTGTTGTCGCCGAAGTTCCTCCTGAGCTCATCATTTTATTTATGTTGTATTGTTGTCGCTTAGATGTACTTGTATTAGAATTAGACCAATCTTCCGCTTCATCTTCATTTCCGTTATTTCCATTATCACCGCTAAAAAATGCGCGTTTATTTGTCATATCGAATAATGGGGTCAGCATGTCTGCCGATTCTCTGCTGATTGGCATATATTTAATCAACTCATTCGCATGGTGCATAATTGTTTGAGAATTTGCCGGGTTCTTTTTCAAAAATAAATACATGGATAATCCGAAGAATCCAAATGTTGCCATTTTGATATATTTTCTCGCGTTTGCCGTCTCCACCATTTTAAAATACTTTCCGTCGTAATAAGTATTCAAAATCAATGCGGCGGTTATAATGAATATAATGAATTCGAATTTGAATTTCATAGTGTGATATATAATAAATATAATATTATTTATTTATTTACGTCTAGTCTTGTTTGTAATTTTTAGTGCAATCCACTTGTAAACGCCATTTTTGTCTACAGCTGATTTAAAAAACTTTCCATTGTTACCTTTTTTTGTTTTATTTTTACACTCATTTGCAGGAAAGGGTGGAGATGATCTTGACGTGTATTTTTTCTGGGTTTGTTTTGTACACTTTGATGATTTGGCAGGCATTATATAAATATTATTATATATAATGTAAAAGAAAAAAAATTAGGGCGCAACCACTTTGCACCCGAGTTCCCTTAATGTCCCTTTCAAGCGGTGTTGTGGAAACCTATAAAAGTATTTGACTAAATTCGGGGGATGGCATATTTGGTGTTGTGGGCAACAGCGGAATGTACGCATGCGGCTCCACAATTTGAATGCAATTTGAGAATGGTTTTGTTTGGGTGGGTGGCACGTGCATACGACCGAATGCATCATTCGTGAATGAAATCAAATCATTTGCCAGATACTTGCCAAAGTCATCCGACACATTTTTTTGCGGGTTTTTGAATGTGTCCATGTGGTCAGTGTATGTGTCGCGCGTGACAATGCTGCAAGAAAGCGCGTGGTCTGCGCGAATCAAGTATGCCAGCAGAATGAAGAGGTCATCGTTCAACTTTAAACCCGACGGAGTTGTAATGAAAGTGATACCGGCTTGTTGAAGAATTTTGTTCACCTCTGGGGCATATGTTGGGTTTAGTTTGACGTTGGTGTGCGATGCGTGAATGACAACAAGCGGCGAATGCTCGCGCGCTTTTAATAAGTCAATCATTTTGCGCAAGTCGTTTGGATTTGGCTCACCATTTCGCGAGTGTAAAACGCTTCCGCCGTCAACTATGGTATCGTAAGCGGCGAAAGTTGTTTGCAGCTTTTTCACAATGTCAAGAGGAAGGTGACTTTTCTTTTTTTTGTTTTCATCTTCGGCAATGGCTTTCATGACGTTTCTCTCAACGACTTTCATTATTTTTTCAATGTAGTGACCGCAATTTGAAAGCGAGTAGCGACGCAGAGTCAAAGACTTGTCAAATTCGGATTTGGTGCCGCCTGCATCATGCAGAAATTTGCCATCCAAGTGACGAAGCAAGTGTGTAAGACCATTTTCAATCATGAACCGAACATCTTTTTGTTCCAAAACCGCGCAATCAATGTGCATTTCAAATAATTGCGCGCTGTACACTGGGTCACCTTTGTAAACCATCAACTCGAAAAAGTCGCGCTTCATCGAAAGACGACCAAGCAATGATGCGATTAAAGCGTCGTCGCGCTCTTGAATTGCAAATCGCAACGTCATGGTGATGATGCCCTTTTCGCGCGTGGTTGCAATCAAAGCGGAGTTGCCGTACACCATTTGGCGCATTTCATCAGTGCGGTTGTTGCTTAGTGCTTGATTCATGTCTCTTTGAAACAGTCCAAGCTGTTTTTTTGTCATTATTTCTTTTTCTCCTGATTGTGTTCCTGGTACTTTTGCTGCTGCTGCTCCCGTCGTCTTATGAACGGCGGAAATTTCCATGATGTCTTCTTGAATCTTGTAAACTACAAAAAATAAATATATACATTTTTTTTTCAATTTATATTTTTTTGAATACTTTTTTATTATTTTTAATTCATCAAATTGTTCTTATTTATTATTTTATTATTATATAAAGTTAAAATTATAATAAAATAAATAAAGGATTTCTATAAGAATTAGAAAATTACAAATAATGAAAAAAGAGGATGAGAAAATTAAAAAAGAAGAAAATAAATATTTATTTTACACTCAATATTATTTGACTGCAGGTGTTTATCATGTGGTAAATGTTGTAAATAGTATATTAAATTATTCTGCAACTTACTCATCTGGAGTAAAAGAATATTTAGAGGAAAAAGTTTTGCTTCAAAAAACAATAATCGATGACATAGTCGCAGATGCAAATAAAAAAAAGTTTGAATTTGACGAGAATGATTATGTGATAATAAAAATGCGAAAGGCGGCGGTAGTGGTTCAATCAGTAGTTCCACTACCGGTTCCAAATAAAACGTTTGAAAATAATGAAAATATAAATAATATCAATGGGGGGATTGTGAATGAAATTGTCAATGACATTATAAACAATGCGGTTTTAAGTGATACTGTGAACACAATTGTCAATGACATTATAAACAATGCGGTTGATATTGTTGCTGCTAGAAATTCATCTTGCGTTCCTTGTGTGGAATCACTCAATCATGATTACGATGATGATGGCATGCCTCATCATAAAAGTTCTATTATCACCTCATCGTATTATGCACAATTTGTGTAAACTCATTCATTCATTCTAATGAAATGAATTAGTAAGAGATGTAATTAATTTATTAACATTTATTTTTTTGTCACCATTTGCCATTATTATTGTGGTAAATATTGATAAAAGTCTTGTGAGAAAATTGAAATACTTTGTTTTATTTATATCTGCGAGCATTTCGGGTTCTTTTATAATTGAAAAAAATACATTGTAGCAACACATGGTCCCCCATATGTCGCAATTGAATATATAAACTTTAGTAAAATATTTTGCGTATTGAAATCTGCCGGTTCCGGTTCCAGCCTCTTGGTCAAAATCGGTAAAATGGAATAACACGTCTGCAATATATGAGGCTGCGTATTTGTGGTATGTCTCTTCAATAATTTGGGCTTCATCAACATTCGGATCAGGGTTCGGGTTAATGTCCATGTATTTTTTTTGAAACGTGTACGCGGCGATAAAAAATCTTTCAACATACGAGTAGTGTCCAGTCTCTTTGAATTTCAAGTATTGCGAAAGCGCAAACGAGGAAAGTTCTTGTTGAAATGAAGGAGATGATGGATTGTTGTGCGTTTGTAAAAACTCGCTATAACTCATAATAAAATCGGATGTAAAAATGATGCTGCTAAATGGATTTGATATGGAAATATACCTATTCATAATTATTTCTGGAATGGGGTTGTGCGATGTAGATATTCCCGATATTCCCCAGTCAATGATTGTGGGTCTTGGGTTTGTTTTTGAGAGACTAATGAGAATGTTATCTTCTTTGATATCATTGTGAATTACACCCATTTTATTCATTGGGACAATTGCATTTACAATCAGTTCTGACATTATCTTGTTGAAAAGAATGATTCGCGCACTTGTCAGCCGTGTATTAGTATCAAATAGCCACTCGTTTACTGAGACACCGGCGTTCGGCATATTTATTAACCGTAGACTATCAATATTTGCATTTATATTTGATTCATTTATTTCATGACTTGTGAAACTTGTGCACATGTTGTCGAATCCTTCCAGATCGCGCTTCGATATTTTTGCAGGCGAACAAAGTTTCGATTTTGTAAAAAGAAAATACTTGTGTGATTTTGGAATACTCTTTAAAGCATTATAAAATAAATGAATGTTGTCCATCTCCATTTTTGCGTGTTGTTTAAATAACAATTTTGATATACCCGTTTTATCGTAATTATTCCTTCGCGTGTTATTTTTTCTAATTTTATTTTTAGATTTACATTTCAATTGTGGGTTGAATACGCAACTGAAACCTCCTGGATATATTGGAATTCCTCCGGTCATATACATTTTTCTTTTTTTTGTTATTGACATTTTATTTTGGTTTTTATTTATTGGTATGGTTAATTCAATATTTGGTTTGCCTATATTTATACAAATATTAAATTAATATAAAAAAATGAAATTATAGAATATTATAAATAAATATTAAATATTATATAGACACCACCAAAAACATGAATAACCAAATTTCTGAATATACTAAAAAATATCTTTTGAAACATGGACAGTTGGAGGCTCAAATGCTCGACCAACCAACCTATCGGGACAAAGTATGTTCTTGGGTACAGAAATATTTAAGTCGTCATACAAAATGATAGTTTTCCTCTTGATTGAAGCACATTATGTTGAGTTGTTGAATTGAATATTGCGCGCCTGTAAATAATAATCTTTGTATGTGAAAGATGCACCAATGCTGACTAATGCATGAAGCAAGCAGTGGCAAAATGCCGCACTTTTAATATTTTTTTTGTACAAATAAAAACTCACAAGATATAAACCACTTCCCGTCAAAAATGGCAATGTTGTTAAAAACCGGTTTGTCGTGTAAAACGATAAATATATATGATAAGCAATGGAAGATTTGGCAACAATCGTGTCGACTGTTCGTCTATAAGAGGACATTACGGGATTTCTCCAATAATTTAAAGATGTTGCATATAAAGTCACGCCCATAATAGCGCATAAATTCATTCCAAGCGAAAACCCATAATAAATGTGTGTTGGATGAAGAATCAATGCAGTGTAAAAAATATATTCATGTATACCTGATGGATAACCAAGTTCTGCCATTTTATATTTTATGAACAAGCAAAAGAAAAATAAAATATAAAATAAACCAAATATATCTGAAAATAAAAATAAATAATAAAAATAATAATTAATGTTCAGCTGATTAAACAAAACTTCAAATCTATTTAGAAAGATGTGAATGAGAGTAATATAGTGATAAAAATATAATAAACACATGTTAGACATTAGTCATATAATTCCTCTTGTTTGTTTTTGGAGCACGGTTACAACTGAAGTATCGAAATATAAACAAGAAGTCGTATCCAATAATATCGTTAGTTTTATTCATTGTTTACTATTTATGGTGCATTATAATTATGATTACAATGTGGATTATGCAGTGCACATGAGTATAGGATACTATACGTATGATTTAATGTATATTATTTCGTGTATTTATAAATTAAACTCAAAGGATGAGCTAAAAAAACGTTATCCATTCATTATTCATCATATATTTGCTATTTATTTATTGAAACAATCACTACTGAGTGAAAGTAAAGAACACTTGTTGTGTGGATACAATATTCTTGAAACATCAAATGTTATGCTATACGTATCCTATCATTTACATAAAGAATATGAAAATTATTTGAATTTGAATATTCTTTCCGAATTTTTTCAGCTCTTGTGGTATTCGTATTTCAGAGTTATAAAGTTCTCTTTATACGTTCATAATAATAATACACATTTTTTTCAGTTTTACTTGTCCACTAAAGTTGTAATTTTTGCAATATATTACATGGGCGTTGTCTGGAGTTATAAACTTGTTAAGAAAAATATAAAAAACTTTAATACAATGAAACAGTTACATGGATCTGGCGGTTTTTTGGGGTTTAAACCTAAAAATACACATTAATTAAAAAGTGATTAATTATAATGATAATAAGAATAGCAAATTAATTTGATTTACTCGTATTGTATTTAATAAATCCCAAAAATAACATTACAATAATGACGAAGACAACTTTTTGCCAATGTTTATATTTTTCTCTCGCCACAACATGTTTAGGTTTATAGTTGTTGTAATAAATTTCTAAAGCACTATGAAGTGATATTTCTTCTTTATTTAGAGAAACGTTGATTCGATTGTGTATAAAGTGAACCCACTTGATAAATGAATCTCTGCTGTCGAGATACGGAGTAACTGGAAATGCGTCTAATAATTTACTAAAATTATTGCCGATTGCGCTGGATGGCATAAACAATGGTAAATTTTGAATAAATTCGTAGTATTTTTTTTTTGTAACATCGTTGGGATTTTTAGGATAGGACGTTGCCATTGTAAGTAACACAAACCAGTAGTGTGGACCCCATACGTCAACGTTGGAATCTAAAGTTGTTGTATTTGTTTTAGTTGTCATATTTTTCTAATTGGTGCGTTTTTTATGTTGTGTGTTTGTATTCAAACAATATAAAAAGATTTTATCTTTTACATATAACTAATAATCAAGAATCAAGAACAGTTTGAAACAATTAAATAAAATAAATATGCAAAAATTCGTCAACGATGGAAACAACAACAGCAACAACAGCAACAACAGCAACAGCAACAGCAACGGCAACTACTGTAATAATTGTGGAAAAAGTGGTCACATGTATTCAAATTGCAGCGTTCCCATTACAAGTATAGGTGTCATTGCATTTCGAAACTCGAGTGAATATGAAAAATTAAAAGAGGAAAATAAAAAGGGTGAATATGAGTGTGAATGCAAACCTGAAAATAAATATGAATACTTGATGATTCAAAGAACTGATAGTTTTGGTTATGTTGAATTTATTCGCGGAAAATATTCACTCTATAATTGTCAGTATATTAAAAATATTATTGATGAAATGACAGTATATGAAAAAAATAACATATTAACAAAACCGTTTAGTGAACTATGGTCATTATTATGGGGAGAATATTCTGGAATACAATATAGAGGGGAGGAGCAGGTTTCAAAAAATAAATTTTTACAACTTAAAAATGGAATTGAGATGTCGTCGGGTGTAAAATATAGTTTAGAAACTTTGGTTTCTTCGTCTACAACCAAATGGGAAACAGCAGAATGGGGGTTTCCAAAAGGGCGCAGGAACCATCAAGAAAAAGATTTAGATTGCGGATTTAGAGAGTTTGAAGAAGAAACAGGATACGATAAATTTAGCTTGAAACAGATACACAATGTGATTCCATATGAAGAAATATTTATCGGGTCAAATATAAAATCATATAAAAATAAATATTATTTATCATACATGAGCAGAGACACAATTCAAAAAAATGAATATCAAACATCGGAAGTAAAAAATATGAAATGGTTATCGTACAAGGAATGCATGGAGATTATTCGACCATATAATGTTGAAAAAAAAAATATAATCACAAGTGTGAATAATACTTTGAATAAGTTTGTAATATGCGATATAGTTTGAACATGTTTTTATAATCAAAAATTAGTGGGTACAAATCTATAATATATTATTTGTTTATATTATATTATAGATTATTTTTAGATATCAATCAACATTTTTAACATTTATTATGGAAAGTGAATTATCCCAAAAACAAGATGAAACACAAATACAACAAATACAACAACAAGAAGTGATGAGAAGAGAAGGAGCATTTTGTAAATATAATGAAGCAACCGAAAGGTGTGTTTACAATCCGGATGCAAATGCAGTCGCAAATGATGATGAGTGTTATAAAACCGAAAAAAATCGGTGTGCTTCAAAAAAGAAAATGAGGAAGATCAAAATAAAGCCGAAAAAGGCGAAAGAATTACAGCAGCAGGAGGAGGAAGCACAAGAAGCACAACAAAGTCCAGTTGCTGCTGCTGCTGCTGCGACTGCTGAAGAAGCATTTTGTAAATATAATGAAGCAACCGAAAGGTTTGTTTACAATCCGGATGCAAATGCAGTCGCAAATGATGATGAGTGTTATAAAACCGAAAAAAATCGGTGTGCTTCAAAAAATAAAAT